CAAATGATTATCGCCAACTTGGAATTATTCGTGATGTGCGTAACGCTGATGGCTCAATTGCCACAGATGATACATTAAATGCTTGTAAGACACTTGAAGTTGATACACTTGTTCCAGCTGGATTGCCAGCGTTTCAAGTTGATGAAGTTATCAAGCAAACATACACTGTTGCTGGTATTGAAAAGACAGCTCGTGCTAAACTTATTGAGTTCATCGATCAGGGTTCCGGCATATACACTATTGGATTCATTCAAACACCTGATACTGGCTTTACTCCATTCAGTGCAAGCTCAACTGAGCCTTTGATAACTGAACGTAAAGATCAAAGTTCTGGTGCTGTATTGGGCGAGAATGAGCAAACAACTTGCACGATTCGTTCTGTTATACAACCTGAGATCAAAAAGTTTGACGGTGAAATTTTGTACTTGGAGAATCGAAGAGCCGTTTTGAGATCTCCTGAGCAGACAGAAGACATTAAAGCTATCATTGAATTTTAGCAATAAATAGTTACATACTTTTTTAGTTGATCGTTACTATGTCAAAGAAGCTGAACTTAAACCAATCTCCATACTTTGATGATTACACACAATCTGACAAGTATTATCAAATTCTGTTTCGTCCAGGTCGTGCAGTTCAAGCAAGAGAATTGACACAACTTCAGACGATGTTGCAGAGTCAAATTGAACGATTCGGCACACACATCTTCAAGCAAGGTTCAAACGTAATTCCTGGAACAACCAACGCAGTTCGTTACTCCCGCAACGTACATTTTATCAAACTTTCACTCAAAGATGTATTGCCAGAGTATGCTGTAGTAGAAGATCTTCATAAAGCACTCAGAGAAATTTGGGTTGGCAAAAATATTACTGTTACGACTGGTGACAGACAAGGTTTAACTGCAACAGTTCTTGACTATAGAGGTCCAGATAACATTGGAGAAACTGGTGGAGAAATCAGATTCTTCGTAAACGTTCTCAATGGCTCAACTAACGGTGAGCATTCAACTTTTGCCAAAGGTGATACAATTCAGCTCGTTGGTGAAGACACTCGATATGCAACAATTCCATCAACTGCTGGTAAAAAAGTTGGCACAGTTGCATCAGTAACTATTCAAGAAGGTGTGTACTTCTACAATGGATATTTCGTATACGTTGATGCACAGACACACTACATCGCTCCAAAGGCTGATGAAGCTGCCGACAGTGCTGTTAATCAAGAGTTCTGGAACGATTTGCCGACAGCATCTATTGGTTTGTTGATGGCAGAAAGTATCAAGACATTTCAAGATGATCCAAATCTTCTTGATAACGCACTTGGTAGCCCAAACTACTCTGCACCTGGAGCAGATCGCTATCACATCGATGCAAAGTTGACTCAGATCACATACGATGCGACTGTTAGTAAGCCAGATAACTTTGTAACTTTAGTAGAAGTTGTCAACGGACAGGTCACGTTTATTGCAGATGCACCAGAGTATAACAATCTTGTTGATACACTTGCACGACGAACATATGATGAGTCTGGTGATTATGTTGTTGAAGGTTTGAACATCGAACTCAAAGACTTCTTGAGAGATGACGAAACAAAAAATAACGGCGCGCACAACATCACAGAATTTGAATTCACAACACCCGAAGATGCAGCTGCGTATTCATTGAAAAAGTTTGGTGTTGAAGCATCATGCGCAGTTGAAGTTGATGGTATTGAGAGATACTATCCGGGAACATCATATGATGGTCGTGGTGACACAACATCATTTAAGGCATTGTGTGACGGACTCTTAACTCTTAGAATTGATCCAGGTAAAGCATACGTTAAGGGTTATGAAATTCGCAAGATTACAAAGACCAATGTTGATGTGCCAAAGTCTAGGACAACTAGATTCATCAATCAAAAGACTATAGAGACTGAGCTTGGTAGATACCTTCTTGTTACAGACGTTGTAGGAAACATTACATTTCCTAAATTTGTGTCTGTAGACTTGTATGACGCTCGTCGTGTTGGTACACATATTGCTGGCACAACAAACCCAAAACAATACTCGTATGCTAGTGCTCTTAATCCTGCTGGTCAAAAGATTGGTACAGCAACACTTGTGGCACTTCAACCGGATGCAAGTGAAGGTGCTGGTTTCTACAGAGCATACATCACAAACATAAAGTTGACTGGTGCACACACGATTTCTGCAATCAAAACTGTACACTCATTATCTGAGAATATTTTTGCTCACGTAGCTGTGATCACACAAGATCTTGTGGGCACAATCACTTCGGCTGGTGGTACAACTACAGGAACTGGAACAAAATGGAAGAATGATGCTGGTCAACTTCTTAAAGTAAATGATTATGTGTATGCTGATGAGACTCAAGAATATTACAGAGTCGTTTCTCTTCCAACTTCTGACACTTCGATTGTTCTCAAAACAGAAGCTGAAGGCACACCGGCACTCACATCAAGCACAATATCACTTGCATACTCACAGCTAGAAACATCAACTGATGAAACTGGTTTGATGTACAGATTTCCTGATAGCTATGTGTCGTCAGTTAGAACACAAGCTGTATCTGGTATTGCAGACTCAACATCGAAAAACTACTACACTATTGACGAATACTTCAATGATCGTTCTGTTACTGCTACAACGATAAGTGGCACACCAGGTGGTAAAATTGAATTATCAGTTGCTGATGATGACAAGCACACGTTTGTTCCAAACGAATACACATACAAAATTATTCGCATTAACGGCGCAACAAAAACCATCATGAAAGTTGAATCTGGTGCAACAGTGCCAGCGACAGATGGTGTCATAAATGCATCATCGAGCATTGACAATAAAGATCTCACATTTTTGTTCACTAACAACGATTCTCAATCGACCATTAGATATGACATTGTTGTTCCTGTAATTAAGTCAAACATAACTGAGAGAAAGAAAGTTCTCAAGTATGGATCATTTGACGCTGATGGCAACTATACTCATGAAGGCGGCGCTGGCCGTGGTGTTAAAGTTGTTACTTCTACAAACAACTCAGAAATTCATTTGGACGACTGTGACGTTTTCAGAATCACACGTATTGTGGCATCAAAAGATGATAGCACTGAGCCTAGCTCAACTGAAACATTAAACGATGGTGATGTTGACGTTACTGCTCTTTACAGATTTGATAATGGTCAAACTGCATACGAGTATGGTCCAGGTAGCGTTTACTTACAAGCAAACTACAAAAAGTTGTCTGGTAAAGTTCGTGTTGAGTATGACTACTTCGATCACTTAGATGATACAGATTCTGGTGACTTCTTCACAGTAAACTCATACACACACTCAACTGGTATTAGCTACGACGAAATACCAATGTTCACAACCAGTGATGGTATTCAATTCTCACTATCTGATTGCTTAGACTTTAGACGAAAGGCTTCAGTAAATGGTGTTGCCGAAACTCGTTCTGGTCGTGCACCAAATGGTTTCTTAACCATCGACTACTTTGCATACAATGGTCGCAGAGACAAAGTTGTATTAGACAGCAAGACAAAACAGTTCATGTTGAGCATGGGTGTTCCAGATGATGAGCCAGTCGATGCTGATGATATTGATACAGCGATGACTGTGGTTGAGTTAATCAACGAGCCATATGGTCTTAGTAAAGATTCTTGCATTCTTAAAGTTAAAGACAATAGACGCTACACAATGCGTGATATTGGTAAACTTGAGCGACGTATTGAAAATCTTGAATACTACACATCATTAAGTTTGCTTGAGCAAGAAACATCTCGCATGAGCATCACCGATGCAAATGGTAATGATAGATTCAAGAACGGATTCTTAGTAGATAGTTTCAACTCATTTGAGTCGGCTGATACATCAAGTCCAGACTTTTCATGTTCGATTGATACAAAACAAGAGCACGTTGCTCGACCACTTGTAACATCTGACAACTTCAAACTTGAAGAAGACTTGTTGAATCCTGTGTTTGCGGATACTGTTGACACACTTCGTTTGGCTGAAAGTTCTAATAATGGTTATCAGAAGACTGGGGAGTTGTACACACTTCCATATACAAGATCTGAGTTTATTTCTCAGCCGTTGGCAACTAAAGTTATTAGCGTAAATCCATATGATGTTTTAACCTACGTTGGTCAGATCGACTTGACACCTTGGAGTGACGAGTGGCGTGAAACAAAGTATTCTGAAATTTTAGTATATGATGACTCAGCATATCAAGCTGCACGTAGGTTAATTTCTGGTGATATTAGCTACGGCGGTTCAATAACTTCTGTTGTTGATGGACCAAAGAGTGCAAAAAAGAGAACTGGTCGTCTCAAGATGCTTGAAGGTGGACACGTACACTTTAAGCGTTTGACTGGTAAAGAAAGAGAGCTTGCTAGAAAGACTAGGAAGTTTAGAGTGCCAAAGGGTTACTTGAATGCTGGTGAACTCGTTGACATCAACTTAACCAGTGGTGCTGTTGTTCAGCGCCAAACA